GCGGCCACCCGGTCGAGCCACTGCACTGCGCGGTCGTAGCGTTCCTTCACGGGCTGGTAGAGGATGTCCACGTTGGAGAGCCGGATGATGTACCAGAGGGCGATGTCCTTGACGATTTCCAGCAGGAGGGGGTTGCGGTCGGCACCGGTGGCGGCAAAGGCGGCGTCGGCGTTGTAACGTGCCGACAGGTAGCCCCGCGCCTCCTCGACGGCGGCGTTGATGGCCATGTGCAGGATGGTGACATCGTTTTCCACAATCTGCTCCAGCTGGTAGCTGTAGGCCACGGACCTGAGTTCTTCTTCGGTTACGAACATGGCTAATAGGATTTGTAGATGGCGGCCGCCTCGATGTCGGCGGCGGATGCGTTTTTGAAGTAGCCGTGGTTGACGAGCTGCTTGATTCGGATTTTGGCCATGGCGACAGGTCTGCCGCCGAGGTTGAGGACGAGCATCTTGCGCCCGGTCTTGAGGGTGAGGGTGTCGGCCTCGCGGATGGCCTTTCGGAGGCGGATGTGGAAGATCCGCGCTTTGATGAATTTGATGAGTTTCTTCATATCGGTCATTATTTAAGGGTGTCTATAAGGGGAGAGGGCGCACACGCAGGTGCGCCCGTGCCTACCATATCGTTTCGGAGGTGCGGCGGTGGCCGCAGCGGGGCTCGAAGGTTTCGAGGCGGGTGCGCTTCTGGAGCATCCAGATGGCTCCTTCGTCGGCGTCGGGCGCGTCGTCGTGGGCACGGGTGCCTTTCTCGAAGGAGAGGGTCTGTTCCAGTCCGGCCTGCATGTCGGGGTCGTTCCGCATCTCCTCGTTGTAGAAGACGAAGCCGCGTTCCCACAGGGGCGACACCGCCTCGATGCGCTGGAACTTGTCGGGCTTCTTTCGTTTGTCGGCGCGGATGGGCAGCTGGTAGCCGCGCAGGTTGCCTTCGTTGGCGAACTCGTCGAGGAGGGTGTCCTGGAGGAAGTTGGCCTCGATGTAGTAGTCGCAGATCACGCCCTCGGGCAGCGACTCGTGGAGGTCGTAGAACCAGCGCACCATCTCGGCCACGCTGCACTGCCGCACGAAGGCGCGGATGTGGTGCAGCTCGTTGCCGATCCTCCCCCATAGCTTGATGGCCTTGTAGTCGTTTTTGGTGCTGCCCTTGAACGACGGGTCGCAGTAGGCCACCAGCTGGTCGTATTTGCGCAGGGGCGGCAGCTTTTTCCAGCGGATCCAGTCGTGATGGAAGACCGCGCCCTCGGTGATGGGGTTGTTCATGTACTCCTTCTGGAAAGAGCGGTAGCCCTGGAATATCCTCCTGTCCTCGATACGCTCCGGTGTCCACAGCTCCGGCCATGAGGGGTTGCCGTTTTTGTCAACGATATTGACTTTGGATACCACGACGTTGGAAATGGCGCAGATGTTGGCCAACACGCTGGTCTTGGAAATGAGGTTGCCCACCATGATGAAACGGCCGCCGGCGGCGCCGAAGCAGCCGAAGAGAGCCTCTTTCACCCAGTTGGTGAGCTTGCGCACACGGCTTTCGTTCTCGCAGAGTTCGTCATCATCCAAGTCGTCGATGACGATGTAGTCGGGACGGTTCTCGCGTTCGCGCAGGCCACGGGGCGACTGCCCGCGACCGAGCGCGGTGAAGGAGCAGCCGTCGGTGGTGACGAACTCGCCGTCCGTCCATTTGCCGGCGTTGTACTGCGGCCCGAAGTCGTGGATGTACCGCTTGTTGTACTGCAGTTCCGCCTGAAGGTCGCCGAGCAGCTGCTTGGCGTTGTCCTCGCTTTTGCCCACCAGCACCATGGTGTTGATTTCCCGTTTTTTCTGGCATTTGAGCCACAGGGGGATGAACACGTCCATGTGGGTGGATTTGGCGTGGCCGCGCGCCCACTGGAACACCGCCTTGAGGGTGCGGTTCTCCATGATCTGCTTGGCCGACTTGATGTGGAACGGTGCGCAGGGGATGAGCCTGCCGGTGTCTTTGTCGGTGCAGTAGTGCGGAAAATAGTATTGGACGAAGTAGGCGTAGTCTTTGCGGGAGCGTTCCACACGTCTGAGCTGCGCCGCCTTGGATTCGGCGGTGTTGACGGTGGACATGCTCTGGATGGTGACGCAGAGCTGCTTCCACCGCGCGAGGGCCTCTTTCTGTCCGGGTACCACAGCCATGGCTATTTGGATTCAATGTTGGTGGAGTTGAGCTGCTCGCCGATGAAGATGTCCTGGTAGCGGTTCATGGTCTTCACCAGCTCGGGGGTAAGTTCGGGGTCGAGCTCCATCCGGGATATGAGCCATTTGTTGTAGGCCGAGAAGACCTCGATGACGGTGACCACGTTGGTCTGCTTGTCGAGTTTCTCGATGGCGGCGGTGGCCTTCACCATCTCGTCCGCGCTCCATGCGCCGGATTCCAGCTTTTCGTTGATCTGGGAAAGCATCTTGGCCACGAGCTCGCGGCGTGTGATGACCTTGGCGGCCCTGAGCTGCTCCCAGGATTCGGCTTTCACCCACTTGTTGACGGTGACGGCCGACACGCCGATTTTCTCGGCGATTTGCTTCTGCGGCTCGCCGTTGAAGTAATACAGGCGGGCCAGCTCTTTTTTCTCTTTCGATTCTTTCTTGTTCATCTCTTCTTTGGGGTTTGATGTCGGTTGCCGCCGGCCCGCAACAAAGCGCCGCCGTCCCCGCAAGGGGCAAAACCGGCGCAAAAATACAGCGTTCAGAAATTCATTATTCCTTTTATATAAATGATGTAACAGCCTGATAACAAAATCGGTATGTTTCCAAAAAATGTGGAAAAACCTATATATTTTTGCCGCCTGATTCACAAAAACCAAACCATACAATTATGAAAAAGTAAGCGAAATGGCAAAAGAGAACGACATCAAGAAGAAGACGTTCGTGCTGTCGGACGAGAGCGTGAACAGCTACGGGTTCCGGGTGCTGACGGACGGCATCGCGTTAGACAACTTCAAGAAGAACCCGGTGATGCTGTGGAACCACACGCGCACCTGGACTGACCGCGACAACGCCATGCTGCCCATCGGGCGGTGGAACAACGTGCGCGTGGAGGACGGGCGGCTGCTGGCGGACGCGGAGTTCGACATGGACGACCCGTTTGCCGCGAAGATCGCCCGCAAAGTGGAGAAAGGCATTCTCAACATGTGCAGCATCGGCATCGTGGTGGTGGAGGACAGCGAGGATCCCGAGCTCCTTGTGAAGGGGCAGACCCGCCGCACGGTGACTAAGTGCAGGCTGCGCGAGGCGAGCGTGGTGGACATCGGGGCGAACGCCAACGCCGTGGTGCTGTACGACACCGACGGCAACATTGTGGAATTGAACGCCGACGGCGGCTGTGCCGTCGGACTTATTAACCAACCTAAATCACAAGAAATGGAATTAAAGAAGATTGCATTGCAACTGGGCCTGCCCGAAACCGCCACAGAAGCGGAAGTGGAGGCCCGCATCGCAGAGCTGAATGCCGGAAAGTCCGACAAGACGGAACAGCCGGCGGAGGTTCAGCAGCTGAAGGACCGCATCACGGCCCTGGAGAACGAGAAACAGCAAGCGGAGACAGCCCGCATCACGGAGCTGGTTGACCAGGCCGTGGCCGACCAGCGCATTACCGCCGACAAGAAGAACCACTTCGTGGAACTCGGCAAGAAACTCGGCAGCGCGGAGCTGAAGGCCACGCTGGACTGCATGAGCCCAGCCATGAAACCCACGGACTTCATCGGAAAGGGCGGCGCAGCACCAACAGTGAAAAAATTCTCAGAGATGGCCGAGAGTGAGCTTAAGGAGCTTCGCGAGAAAGATCCGGCGGCCTACGCCAGCCTGTACGAAAAAGAGTTCGGATTCATGCCGGACATGGACTAACCTTATTACCAACCCAAAAAGAAAAGACAATGAAAAAGATTATCAAGATTATGATGATGATGCTTGTCGCAGTTGCGTTTAACAGTGTGACAGGCGGTATGCTGGCATCCACGGTGGGCGTGCAGCCCCTGATTGGCGCAGCAGTGATGAACGGTGTGGCCGCCGTGGCAGGCAGCCAGATTCCCGCCGGAGCTCTCGGCGACGGAATGTACACCGAGGTCTGGACGGGCTACATGGTGAAGGCCATGCGCACTGCCGCCGAAAAACTCGGCTGGTATAACCAGATCAAGAGCTTTGACCAGTATGCGGAGAATGACGTGATTCACCTGGTGCATGTCGGTGTTGACCCCACTGTGCTGATTAACAATACAACATACCCGTTGCAGATCGAGACGCTGGAGGATGCAGACAAGGCGGTATCCCTTGACAAATACCAGACGCGTCCGACTGTTATCACAGACGATGAATTGCACGCATTAAGCTATGACAAAATCGCCTCCGTGATCGAGCGTCACCGCGAGGCTCTGGACGAGACCAAGTACAAGAAGGCCATCCATGCGCTTGCACCCGCACAGAACGGTGCAAAAACCCCTGTGATTCTGACCACCGGCGCAAACGACAGCGACGGCACCCGTAAAATGATCACACGCAAGGACATCATATCGATGAAGAAGAAGTTCGACGACATGAAGGTGCCGTTGAACGGACGCATCCTCGTGCTGTGCAACGACCACGTTAACGACCTCCTGGAAGCGGACCAGAAATTTGCCGACCAGTACTACAACTATACCAGCGGCAAGATTTCCAACATGTACGGCTTCGAGTTTTATGAATACAACGAGTGTCCACACTACGACACCGTAACGCTGCAGAAGGTTGCCTACGACGCAAGCACGGACGGCAAGCAACATGCCAGCGTGGCGTTCTATGCGCCGCGCATGATGAGAGCCAACGGCACAACCAAGACTTATATGAGCGAGGCCAAGAACGATCCGCAAAACCAGCAGAATCTCGTGAACTTCAGAACCTACAGCATCTGCCTTCCCATGAAGGACGAGTGCATCGGCGCGATTGTGAGTGCCGCGCCTGCGGTGGAGCAAGAGGGACAGAACGACGGACCGGAGGTTCAGGAACCCGAGGTCGAGAATCCCGTAGTTCCGTCCATCATCGCAACCAACGTGGCGCAATTCACCAAGAACGGAGGCACGAAGCATTCATCCGTGACCGCTACGGGCGAATGGACAGTAGCCAACGATGACGAAAACGACGACTGGTTCACGGTGGAGAAGGTGGACGACGACACCATCTGCGTGGTATGTTCAGCCAACAGCGAGAGCGAGGCTCCGGCCCGTTCCGGATCCTTTACGGTTGCGCTGACAAGTGACAACACGGTGAACACGACCGTTCAGGTTACACAAGCCGCCAACGAATAACAAACACGGGCGCACATAGGTGCGCCTAAAACCGAATAAACATTCACAATGCCAACACCAAGAGGATTACGCAATAACAACCCGCTGAACATCCGGCACAGCCGGGACCGCTTCCAGGGCGAAGTGGTCCCGAGCCATGACGGGGCGTTCAAGCAGTTTGGCAGTATGGCCTACGGCTACCGTGCGGCGTTCGTGATTCTGGCATCATACCTGGCCTGCGGACGCAACACCGTGGAAAAGATTATCCGGGCGTGGGCGCCTCCCACAGAGAACAACACCGAGGGCTACATCGCCCACGTGGTGCAACGCAGTGGCGTGGGGCGCAACAAGGTGCTCACGGCGGAATCGGGCGGCGACTACCGTAAGATAGTCGCCGCTATGAGCCACTGCGAGAACGGTGTGCCGGCTAATATGGCCGACGTGGAGGCGGGGTTCCGGATGCAGAGCAAGTTGAGAGATAAGAGTTGATAGTTAAGAGTTATTATGGAGACAATAGGAGTTTTCGGGCTTGTATCATCAGTGCTGAACCTTCTGCTGAGCGGCGGGCTGGTTGTGACATTGGTCACGCTGCGCAGTCAAAAGGCCAAGGCCGAGGAAGAGGCCAAGGGTCTTGCTCTCGACAATGACAAGAAGGTGAGCGAGATGGTGAACGAGTATTTCGTGGAGCCATTGAAGAAGGACATCACCTCGCTTCGCCGGCAGGTATCGCGCCTGACGCGGGCCATCGAGAAAATCCCGTCATGCCCGCATTCCGCGGATTGCCCTGTGAAAGAAGAGTTGAACGAAACCAAGAACGACGACCTATGAAAAAATGGACATGGATAGTATGGGCGGTGCTTGCGGCGGCGACAGCCGTGGCGACAACCACCGCAACCCTTGAGGGCAGCCACCGGCGGTCACTTGCCAAGCAGGTGAAAGAGCAGTCGGTGGTGATAGACAGTCTCCTGGGCCGCGACCGGCCACTGTTGGACGTGAAGCTGTATGTGACCGACAAATCCAAGAACACCATTTACGGGCGTTACAACAAGGGAACCATCTCCATGCCGCAGGAGCGGCGGTACATCCTTGAGGTGGACAGCGTGAATGTGATAAGAGTTAAAAATTGAAAGTTGAGAGTTGAAAGTTGTATTGTAAAACATAAATGCAAGACATTATGGCAAAAAAGAAAACTGAAACTGAAACAGTAAAAGCAACAGAGGAGGGGAAGCAATCGGCTGCAGCAGCACGGTTCCCGATTGCAAAGGACGGGCGGTATGTGTGCTCCGACGGGGCGCGTTTCATCGACCCGCACTCCGCCAATGTTCACGAGAATAAACTGAAACCTAAAAATTAAAAGCCATGGCAGGAATACCTACAAGACCATTAAACGACATCAGATTTGAGAAAACCGACGGCGGTCTGGGCCGCACGACCGGGAAACGAGACGACGCCATCAGCGCGCTGATATTCAGCGGAGAAGAAAAAGTTCTTAAAGTATTAATCCTTGACATATTTGAACATCCCAACAATTATGGGTTCGACATCCTTAATGATGGGGTTTTGGCGGCAACACGCCTTGACAACCCGGACGGACTCGCCGGAATCGGAATAATCCGGACGGAACCAGGCGAGGGCTCCGGTCATAACGGCGCATTT